AAGTTTAGAGAAGAAATTAAAACCATTTTAAAAGACTACAGAACAGTATTATCACTTTTTCTTCTCGCTACATTCATGACAGCAAATATGTTTTTCTTTATCAATGGATTAAAGTACACCTCAGCCATATCAGGAAGCATTTTTGGAATTTTAGCTATGCCATTAGGCATTATCTTTGCTTCAATCTTTTACCCTGATGAACGAAAAATTGTTACTAATAGACGATTTGCCTATGGCGCTATTATTGCTTTTTTAGGCTCTTTAGTTTTTGTTCTAAATAGTCACTACAGTAATGGTAACGAAATCATCTATACTGGATATATCTATCTAACATGCGCTATTACTATTCAATCCATACAAAATCTTATTGTTAAAAAATTAGCATTAAATCTACCAGCTATTGTAATCAGTGCATCAACGGCTACTTTATCAGGAATAATATTCTTAGCTATTGCCATCTATACAGATACATTTAGTAACCTTAAAGAAGTCCCATTTACCCTTATCACAGGTCTTATATTTGCAGGTATCTATGGGATGCTCACTGGGATGCTTATGGCTTTTTATATACTCAAGAAACAAGGTGTTGCAATATTCAATATGACTCAACTACTTATTCCTATCTCTACAGGAATAATTGGATATATGACACTTGGAGAAACAATATCTACCATGCAAATGATTGGCGGTATTATCGTTATATGTGGCTGTATTCTAGCAAGTAGACGAGAGCATACTAAGAAAGTAGTATCCGATACATTATCAACATCAAAACTATGATTGGCCGAATAGTAATTTATTCGATCTTACCTCTACTCTACTTCGATGATCCTATCTCTGACTCTACGCATTAAGGTTATGTGTAAAGCAGTAAGAAAGTATCGTTCTTTTTCACCTGGTTCCCATTCAAATGGAACTCGACCATCAATCACGTCATGGCAATTAGAACAGCAATCTATTGCCCATATATCGTCACTCTTATAGGCCATACCATGTGTAGAACTTGGCAAATGAGCTAGAACAACAGTATCAGGATTAAAATTACAAACACCAAGGATCTGTATTGAGCACTGCTGACCTTTCGATGCATTGCGCAGTTTATTGTTTCGTAAAGCAGAAAACTTGATCACAACAAATGCTATTCCCGAATGAAAATAAATTATAATACTCCAAAGCTATAGTATGGATTAGACAATTCATATCAATGTAACAATATTATTACAAAAATAGTGACTAAAAAAACATACATAGCACCTTAAAAACAAAGATTGTATGCGATATAATGCGTATTGTTTTAATTGGATATTATAGTGAATTCAATTCTTCGATATTTAAGTATTTCAATCATTTTTTCGATTGGTTATGCGTTTTGGTCAGCTATCGGGCCTATTATATTTAAAACCAAGTGGTTTTTATCTTGGTGTGATTTTTACCTTAATTTAGCCTCATGGCTCCAATGCATGATTTTATTTTTATCAGGATTTATCATAAATAAAATATTATCATGGTCTGGGGATTATGATATAAATCATGAAAATCAGGGCTATTTAGAAAGACTTAAATACCCTCCAATTAGATATGCAATAGCATTCAGTTTAATTTCATCAATATATTATTCAGATATATATCCATATGTTTATTTTGACTATCAATTACTATTTTTAGTATTGGGTCTTATTTTTTTGTTTCTACATGATTTTATATCAACATGTAATAAAAAAACAGATAATCTATTATTTACATTAGATGAAAGTCCAATTAGATCATCTAGTGAGGACTTATATAATAGAGAACACATTGTAAATAAAATATTAAAAAGAATAAAATCAAATAATTATAATTATTTAAAAGGACAAACGATTGTTGGAGATTATGGGAGTGGAAAGACATCTTTACTAAACCTAATTGAAGAGCGTATTGATAAAAAAGACAATATTATAATTTGTAAATTTGATAGTTGGGGAAGAATTACGGATGCTCAACAAGGTCAGAAATTAATATTAGAGAAAATAATTGAAGATATTGGTAAGTATACTGGTGTATCAGATATTAAATCAGTTCCTAAAGATTATCTAAATTCGTTAAGTGGCATTGATTCACGGTTGAAAGGTATTATTGACATAATCAATGCAACAAGCCTAGATACAGAAAAACAATTAAATAAAATTGATAACACTCTTAAGGCAATAAACAAGAAATTGCTCGTTTTTATAGAGGATATGGATAGAAATAATAATAGTGAAGAATTAGCAAATGATATTAGTCCATTACTGGATCGATTAGTTTGTGTTCCTCATATTACTTTTATATTTACTATTGGATATGATACTCATATTTCATCAATAATTAATAGAATAACAAATTATCGTGAAGATCTAGTTACAGATGATAGCTCAACAGAAAAATTACTTACGAAATTTAGAGAATTATCGATAAATTGTATAAAAGAAAAAAAATTAATCTAGATCATATATATGAGTCTGAAATTCTGAAACCACAATATTCTTATAAAGAAGTATATAATGCGATAATGTTTTATACTAAGAATCCAAGAATAGCAAAATACTATTTAAGGGACATATATGAATCATGGTCTGGTAATCTATCTGGCGAAGTAGATTTTGATGATCTATTCATAATAATATTATTAAAGCATTGTGAACCAAGCGCTTATGACTATTTGATTAAAAATATAAGAAAATTAAACATCAAAGATAAAACTGAAATAGACAACAACTTTAAAGATAATACAGAGTTTTTTAAAAATATGGATATGGCAAGCTCTTTAATCATTTACATATTAAATAACAACAATGAATTCTGCATTAACCGGCCACAATCTATAGCTAGTTGTGATAATGGTGACAAAAAAGAAAAATATTTAAACCTAATTATTAATAATTATATTCCAGATGGCTATGATAAAGAAAAACCTTTTATTAAAAAATTTTCATACTTGAAAGATGAAATGTCAACAAGCAATATTATTAATAACTATGATAAGTTATATGCCAAATACTCATCATTATTTACATTAAAACAAAGTGATTTATTAGCTAGAAGTATTACTTGTCTTTGTAGTAATGATATTTATAGTATCGCTATATTTTCATATCTTTGCTATATAAATAAAGAAAATGGTAAAAATTCAGAATTTATCCTCCCAGTTGAACCCATCATAGAAATATTAAAATTAAACCGTCAACAAATTGAAATTGATTGTTTTGCACAGATATTGAGATTATTATTCTCTATTGCAAAGTATTATGATTTATATATATATAAATTTCTATCAATATATTTAACTGATTTAATATCACCAAAATTAAGGGATGAACTTTTATATAAAACTCAGAAAATAATAAAGGAGGAAATAGACAAAAACAACTTAAACTTAAAAGAAAATAAACATATTGAGAGTATCATAGAAATATCAAAATCATTAGAAAACAGAGAATTACAAGAAATAATTTATAATAAATTAATTGATGGGGAATTATCAAATAAAAAGATATCTTTCATAAAATTTTTCATTAAGAATTCTAAAAATATTAATGAATTTTTAGATAAAGAAAACAGATTAAAAGAATTAGAACAGTCAATTTCAGAATATAAGTACGATAAAAGTGACGATAAAATATCATCTGAAATATCTTATATTAAAAATAAATTGTCTTATGTTAAAAATGGATTTTCTTATGTTGAGAACAATAAATTCTATATTGAAAATGAGACATAAAAAATATATTTAATAATTCATAAGTCTTGTATTTTTCTTTATGCAAGACTTATATTACATATATCCTAATAATCGCTTCACAGCTATTTCAGTCAGTATCCTGTTATCAAAATATCCATTCAGAATATGATTCCACAACACATTAAATGATGAGTTATATAACTCATTAAATTCAACATCATCCATCTTTGCAAAGCTGATACTCTTAGCCTCTCTTCGTGTTGTACCATTTGGTAGAACAACTACATCATAGAAACCAGATTCAATAATTACCCACTTACGATAAGCTTCAAAAGACTTCTCTATCTCCAGTTGAGCCCTATGTTCTGATAAATGTTCAAGGTAACCACTGGCTATGTCTTGTAAGGTCTGTAGCTCTCCTCCATATTGAGCCAACATCTTCACAAAGCGCATCAATAAACCGCGTTCTGCTGGCGATACTGTACCTCCTTTAGGCTCCCAATAATCAAAGCCAAGGTTCAGTAGCGCAAAGTATTTTCGATGAAACATAGGATTACGGATAGTTTTAAAATCGCATTCAATGACAGTTCCCACTCGTTTCTTTTCAATGATCGCTTTATCATCGTCAGTAAGCGGAACAAGAGTTCCCCCCAGAGTTTTAACTAATGCAATCTTGGCCATCAACCTAGCTCCATATCTTTAGCTTGCATGCCTTGCAATTTGAACTCTCGTTTTTTTACGATTTCAGCAACAATTGTCTTAAATACGTGAACTTCAACAGTGTAATGTTTATCCTTATACTTCACTGAATGCACTATATGTTCCGTTCGCTCTCCATGTTGCTCAATAGCCAGAACTGCTGCAATGCGTTCTTCGAATGTTGACGCTCCAACAATGCGGACTTCTCGATTCATTTCACACATCCTTTTTATGTAACCATTCATATTCGAGCCAATGAATCGCAATGGTTGTAGTTGGTTGAAGTTGATGAACGAATATCTTAATCCCAAAGCATTCTGCATACTCAAGGGCCCGTTGGATAAACACTCCTCGTAAACCAAACTGTTCCCATGACTTCAAAGTTTGACCACTAGCAGAGCAAAAGATCCCAAATTCTCGTCGTGCTTGAACTGTTGTTTTCGTGTTCTTGTCATGTAGAACAATCAAACGCAATAATGAGTGGTACCCATTTAATGCTAGTTGACGTTTCATTTCTTGAATTTCGCTATTTGAAAACTTAGCCATGGATCATCTCTCCTCTAGCAGCAACTCGCGCAAATACAGATCCTTTTTTAAACGAGCTGGGAGAAACAGAAACTGAATTTCGTTTAATATCAATATCAGTTACAACACTTTGGCGTGGTAATTGAGGTAAATCGCGAAGAAACCCATCTCTTTCAAGAGACTGATATTTGATAAGTAATTTTTTAAACCTCGATAAAGCTTCATATTCAGTTAGCAGATGACGAGTTGGCCAACTAAGCTCATTTCGTGTGAGCTTTTCAGCTAGTGACAACGCAGGCTCATTGCAAAGCATTCGTTTAAATGCATCTTCCCAACTATCAAGATCTTGACACCAGGAGATAAACTTACCTACAGATGGAAAAAAATCAGACTCCTGTTGTCTCGCTCGGGCTAATCCTCTTCGAACTTGTTCCATGGTAGTTATCTCATTTTCTATCATTCCCTTGGCAAAATTGGCTCTTGTTGCCCTAAATTCCTCACTGGTTCTCAAATGATTACGCCAAGCTGGAAATATGGCACAAAGATCTTTGAAAATTGCATTAATGTTTTGCATAGCAAACTCATCGATATGTTTAGCATATTGCGCAACGTATACAGGTCTATGCTTAGTATTTACTGCAATCTTTTCAGTTAGTTCTACGATATTATCCACGATATACTCTCCCAGTTTTGAACTACCAAATACCTAGGTCTTGGCCCCAAGTCGTATCATCAAAATCGGCAAGTGATACAGGCCGATCACCTGGATGAAGATTTGCCACTTTCGCTGATTGCAGATATCCAGCAAACTTACCAGGCTGAAAGAGTGTGCAAGGTCTCAGATACTGAGACATCTTGGCATCACTCCCCCACTCGATTTTCTTATGAGCAATGACTTGGCATAAATCCTCCAAGGTGTAGCCATCAGAAATCCGGCCATTGATATAATTCAAATTAGATTTACAGCACTGGAATTTTGAACCAGTGGCTTCGTTCAGGAAGGCAATAACTGTCTTTGCAATTTCCAAGTTTGTGGATTTAGTACTAGCCTTGTCGTGCTTGCTCGACAAAGAGTCTTTTAGATCTGTTGATCGTATATGGTTCGGATCTGTTATAGATTGAGTCGGCTCGCCCATTCCAGGCATTGGGCTATCCTGCCCACTGAGTTTAACGACTTCGCCCGAAGGTTTGGGATCTTCTTTTATTTCCTTACTCGCCAGTGATAAAAGCTCTTTTATATCAATAAAATAATGTGTTGTTGGTACTCCATTAGCCTTCTTAAGCTTCGTGTGAATGGCATTACCAAAGTTAGTCGTTAAGTATTTAACAGAACGCTTAACTTGATCGCGGCTCAGTTCCAATTCACCGCCTAATTCCACTTGAGACTTATAAAACCAACCATCAGTCCGACTCGATTTGTTAGACCAAAATACAAGTTGAGCTAAGACAGCTGCATGGTTATAGCTGCCAGAACACATACGAACAAACAGACGAGGAATAGATAAGTTAGCTCCTTGGCCAAGAAGCTCAAATAACAACTTGTGCATTACACATCCTCCATAGATTTGTTTGTTTGCTGTCTTGCAAATAACAAAGCATTTTCATGCGTTGGTTCAGTCCCTAACATCAGTAATGACTTTGCAGTTGAAATACTCATACCACGGCGTTTAGCTGCGACACGAGCGACAATATTAATAATGTTTTCGGCTTCGTTAAGATCTGGTGTAAGAACATTAATGCTTTTCATAATTCTCTCATCCATTCAGGAATTGTCACACCGATACGGGTTAGCTCATGCTTAATCTCTGCAGCAATCACAGGATCATTAATCATCATCTCCCGTACACTAGAAATGGCTAATGTATAAAGAAATTGAGCTTCATTAGTTCCAACGGAACGGGAAACTGAATCAATGACCGCCCTATCTGATTCAGTGAATCGAACTTTAATTTGTTCATCACGGATCAAATTTAGAGGCAAACCTCTCTTGCCTATTCTTCGACGCTCATTGATATCATTAAGCAACTTTTCTTCGAACGGGTTTAGTGGTGTCATTGGTAGTTACCTTTTTTGTCGTTTTGAGGTTGAGGTGAAGGGACTTCCCATCACGTCCATAAAAGTTAGGATTGTACGTATATGGAATGTCATGGCTAAGATGGCATAACAAGGCGATTCGCTCAGGAGTTCTTTTTCTCCAATGGGATGCTCTTTCAACTTGGAATGCTTTAGCTATAGCAGTCTCTGAACCATATACATCTAATAGAATGTCATAAAGTTTGCACGTCATAGATCCTCCTACATGATATGTAATGTTAATTACTATATATTGTAAAGTAAATGACGAAACAAAAATAATTTAATTTTATGCCATTATTAGTAATAAAAATTGCACAGAAGATGGTTATGACACTAGGTGATAGGATTAAAGAAAGACGACAAGCACTAGAGTTAACTCAGGAAGAACTTGCTCAGAAGGTTGCTAAGATTGTAACTGATATGAAATTTAGCCGGGTGTCTCTATCTAATATTGAATTAGGAGTTCAAAATAGCGTAAAGGATAAAGTCTTACTTGCTTTATCGAATTTCTTAAAGTGTACTCCTGAATGGCTTGTTTACGGTACAGGTCCGATTAGCTCAGATAAGAAGAGTGATTCGGTTTCTAATGTCCAAGTCGAGTCGGCTTTAACTCAGCAATGCCCGCTAATTTCATGGGTTCAAGCTGGTGCATTTACTGAAATTAGAGAATATCCAGAATCAGATTATCAGTATTACCCAAGCCCTGTTAAATGTGGAAGTAGAACATTTATTCTACGTGTTCATGGTGACTCAATGATGGATCGCTTCCATGAAGGCGATTTAATTTATGTTGACCCAGATCAGATAGAACCAATTCATGGCAAGTTTGTGATCGCTCAGTTAGAGGATTCTGCAGAAGCGACCTTTAAACAGTTACAAATAGTTGATGGACAAAAGCTTCTGAAGGCTTTAAATCCTAACTATCCTGCGGACATGAAATATATCAAAATAAGTGGTGCCTGCCGCTTAGTTGGTACCGTTGTTGCCCACGTTAAACCAATTTAATTACCTCTCTCGATAAAGGCTCCTTCAATTAAAGATGAAGGAGTCCTCTGCTCATATCCAATAATGTCCTCCCATAGATTCAGAAATTAATCTTACATGCCCACCAATAACAACGCTTACAATAGTCATGATTATTACAAAATATCCCAGACAAATCACACTTGAAATAAAAATTACGAAATTTAATTGACAAGAAGAAGTAATTAATCCTACATTAATTGCATGCGCTGTTATGCCTTTTACGCAATTGATCATGCTCTTTAACAATCTGGATTTTGGTGTTTTAGTCTTGCGCCTCGTTCTAATGGCGCTTCGCTACTCTAGCTGTGTGACTCTGAGTAGTAATAATTAGAACTAGCGTACTAAAGCGGCAGTACGTCAAAAACAATTAAGAGGAAAGAATATTTAACAAAATCACAGGAGAATTGCTGATGAAAAACATACTAAATCAAGTTCCTGAATATGAAAGAAAAGATTTAGAAACCTTTTTAAATAACGGACAAAAATTGATTCTTAGTAATCGTCAATGGTGCAACCTAACAATTTCAGATTTCACAACTTTTTATTTTGAAAGCCATGAAGGAAAACTCGCTGACGCTTTAGTGAAATTCCTTCTAAACGCTAACTGTGAATCGAATAATACTCTTCTGTCTGTTCTAGGCTACCAAGAATTTGCTAAAGATGTCTTATTTGATTTCTTAGAAGCTAATCAGCAAAACATCATCATTGAATTCAATTCACAACGTCAGAACGCAACAGACGAAATACAGCTTGCTGCTGCTGGCTATTAACACACCACATATTCATAAAACGTTCTTACGAGAGCGCTTTGAGAATCTACTGATTAGAGGTACCGATCGATGTTAAACAACCAAGCGACTACCTTTGAGCAGCAATACCCTCTTGTTGCTCAACGAGGACTAGACCAATCAACATGGGGAGCTCTACAAAATAGCGTATTCCCAGGCGCTAAAGAAGAATCCATCTTAATGGCCGTTGATTATTGTTTGTCTCGTCAACTCGATATTCTTCTTAAACCAGTTCACCTTGTACCGATGAGTGTGAAAACACCTCATAAAGATCACCATGGAAAAGATATATATGAATATCGAGATGTCGTCATGCCTGGTATTGGTCTTTATCGAATACAAGCAGATAGAAGTGGTACATATGCAGGTGCAGATGAGCCTGAGTTTGGTCCAATCATAACAATGCAATTAGGTGACGATAAAAGCGTTATGGATTATCAATTTCCAGAATGGTGTAAATACACTGTTTATAAGTTGATTGGCGATCGCATTGTTACCTTTAGCGCTAAAGAATACTGGATAGAAAACTACGCAACAGCCAGTAAATACACATCGACACCTAACGCGATGTGGAAAAAACGTCCTTATGCTCAATTAGCAAAATGTGCAGAGGCACAAGCACTTCGAAAAGCCTGGCCTGATATTGGCCAGGCACCAACAGCTGAAGAAATGGAAGGTAAAGACTTTACCTCTATAGAAAAAGATATCACACCACAAAAGCAACCAGCTCCACAAATTACCTTTTATCCTACTGAAATGTTTGATGCCAACCTTTCAAATTGGCGTAACGCTATTCAGTCAGGAAAACGAACTGCGGAGCAAATTATTTCTCTAGTAGAAAGCAAAGGGGCTTTAACTGAGGGGCAAAAATCTGTGATTTACAAATGTGAACTCAATGAGGATGAATAATGAAAATCGTTAATGTAAAGCAAGGAACTCAAGCTTGGCTTGAACTAAGAAAGTCCAAGTTCACAGCCAGCGAAGCGCCTGCGGCTATGGGCGAATCTAAATATCAAAGCCGTGACGCCTTACTGAAGATGAAAGCTACAGGTGAAACACCAGAGGTTAACAGCTATCAGGAAAATATTTTTGCAAAAGGACACGCAGCAGAAGAGGCTGCTCGTCCGCTAGTTGAAAATATCATTGGCGATGAGTTATTCCCTGCGACAGCGATCAGTGATGAATATGACTGGATGTTAGCAAGCTTTGACGGCATTACCATCATGGAAGATGTGGTATTTGAGCATAAATTGTTTAACCATAACTTACATGAGCATGTGCTAAACAATGATCTTGAACCACAGTACTACTGGCAGTTAGAGCAACAGCTTTTGGTCTCTGGTGCCAAAAAAGCTATTTTTGTTTGTTCAGATGGTACAAGTGATAACTTTGCCTCTTGTGACTACTATTCTCAACCAGAACGTCGCGAACAGTTAATTGCTGGTTGGCTACAGTTTCAAAAAGATCTAGCCAGCTACAACAGCAAACCAGAGGCTGAAAAGGTCGAAGCTGAACCAATGCGAGACTTACCGGCTATCTGCTACAAGATGGATGGGCTAACTCTTAGCTCTAACCTTGACGCATTTAAGCAAGCTGCTACTGAGTTAGTTGAAAAATCAAAATTACCTATCGAGACAGATCAAGACTTTGCTAACGCTGAACAGATGGTGAAAACGTTTAAAACGGCAGAAGACAAGATCAAAGCTTTATCAGAACAAGTGCTTGGTGAAGTACAAAGCATTGATAGTTTTGTAAAAGATTTAAAATTCATCGGAGAGCAGATCCGCCAAGCACGACTCGCGACTGATAAGCAAGTTAAAAACCGCAAAGACGAAATCCGCAAAAAAATACTTGCGACAGCAAACAAAAAGATTCAGCAACACACCCTACAGCTTGAACAGCAAATTAAGGCGTCATTACCAGCTCCAACCATATCTGTGCTCAACGCAATGAAGGGCAAGAAAACAATTCAGTCTCTTCAAGAAGCAGCAGACACAGCAGTTTCTCAAGTGATAGTTGAATTAGACTTGCAGGCCAATAAAGCAAGAAAGAATCTAATTTGTTTGAATCAGAATGCTAAATATAAATTTTTATTTAGTGATTGGAATTCACTTTGCTTTAAAGAGAATGATGATTTTGATGCACTAATCACCTCTCGTATAGCCAAACATAAAGAAGCAGAGAAGCAACGCTTGGAGCAAGAACGTCTTGGCATACAGCAAGAAGAGTCACAGCCTATTGTCCATAAGACTTTAGGAGCAGAATCAACTGAACCATCACCATCAAATTCTAGCTTTAAACTGAATGCTGAAACAACTGCGGCTCTCTCAGGGAAGTTTGTTGTAGCCAACAATATTGCATCGAAGACATTGATGGTTCAATTAACTGCAAAAGAAGCCAATTACCTACGTCAACGAGATGCCATCTTAACGGCGTTAGAAAATGCAGGGGTCGATAATTGGGTTGGTTATAGCAACGCCATCGCTACCCTGAAATCAGCCCAAAATGTCGCATAAAAAAGGAACAACTCATGACTGCTAAATTAAAAGGTTATACACCCAAGCAACGAAGTCTCGCCTACGTCATTCGTCACAAAATACTATTGAGATATCCCTGGGCTTACGATGTAACGCAAGCGAACCGACTCAAAGCAGAAATTGAACGAATAACCTCTCCGATGTTCTTCATTAAGTACCAACATCAACTAAACCATGGTTCCATCGCTGAGTCACTCTCCCAATATAATGACGAAAATCACGCCAGAAGAGCTTCTTTTGTACTTCAATGAGCCACCCTATTTAAATAGTGACCCAGACAATAACTATTAGGTCCCTGCTAACACTACTTGTAATACTATATTCTGTTGTATGGGCCTAAGTAACTATCATAAAAATCATTTACGGTACGTTAATTGTGAATGATAAATAGATATTAGGTAATAACCAATGAACACAACAATTTATCATGTAGAACCCAACAAATGGGTTGATGAAAAACTCATTACAGCGCTAACAGGCTTAGCGACTCGACAAATAAAAGAATACCGTTCAATGGCATGGGTTGAAGGTAAACATTATAAAAAAGCCAGTCCGTCAGGCGCTACAGGTCGAAACGCTAAGATCATGTATAACCGAATTGAAATTGATAAATTCTTTGAAAACACTAAACGAGTAGCATGAGTATGTATCCAGAAGGTATTGAAGTTCGTGGTAAATCGATCCGTATAACATTCTATTTTAAAGGAAAACGCTGCCGCGAAACGCTGACTGGATGGGATGTTACACCAAGTAATATTAAAAAAGCTGGCCGCCTTCGTGCGGTCATAGTTTCAGAGATCGCTTGTGGTAAATTTAATTACCTTGAGCGCTTTCCTAATTCTAAAAATACACTTCAAATATCAGTGCAAAACCCACATGTCGATTGCAGCTTAAATGATTTTATTGAGCACTTTCTATTAATTAAATCCGTAGAATTAACCGAGAGTAGCATTATTAGAACTCGTTCAGGTCTGAAAACATGTGCTAAGTTACTTGGAGGAGAGCGGCTCATTAGTAATATTACACATGCTGATATCATGTCAATGCGCCTAAAGTTACTCAACGGTAGTAACTTCTCCCCTTCACCAATTAGACGTACAAGTAATGGTAGATCCGTCAAAACGGTAAATACTTACCTAACGATATGCTCTAGCCTTTTTAAATATGCTTATCGAACAGAAGCAATACACACCAATCCATTTGATGGCGTTAGCCGATTACGCACAGTAAAAACGCCGCCAAACCCACTAGAACATGACGAATTTATACGACTAATTAACCATCCATCAATTCGCGAACAAGATGTAAACCTATGGACAGTAGCAGTATATACAGGACTTCGTCACGGAGAACTCAGCGCTCTTGCATGGGAAGATATTGATCTAGTCAAACGAACTATCACAGTTAAGCGTACAGCCACACAGCAGAAACGCTTTCGAGTTCCTAAAACTGAATCAGGTGAAAGAACAATCAACCTATTAGCTCCTGCGTATGAGGCATTAGTACGACAAAAAGCTTGTACCTTTTTATATCCATCAATAGCAGTGGAAGTTGAATCAAGACAAAAAAGAAATCATATCCAGGAACAATGCACTTGGGTATTTAGAATGACAAGTTACTCAGCTGAAGCAAAGGGCAACATATCAACTAAAGTCATCAGTAATATGTGGAGAAAGTGTACAAAATTAGCAGGAATAGCATACAGGAACCCATATCAAACACGACATACTTATGCATGTTGGTTGTTAAATAGCGGAGCAAATCCTGCTTTTATTGCCTCTCAAATGGGACATTCAGACATGTCCATGGTTATCTCTGTTTATGGTGCCTGGATGCCAAGTAACAACGAATCAGAGATAGCCAAAATAGAACGGCAGTTAAACTGCATCGCCCCATCTGCGCCCCATCAGAAAAAGACAACCTAA